CGTATAAAAATTTAAAGTATGCGCCGCAAACGCCAGACGTTCATTTAATTTACGGCAAATCAAATATTATTTTAATGCCAAGCGATTACGAAAGCTATGGACGTGTAGCGCTAGAGGCGGCAATTAATCGTTTGCCAGTTATATGCACGCCAACGGACGGATTAAAAGAATGTTTAGGCGCGGCTGGTCTTTACTTTGACCGCAACGACATAGACGGAATGGCTAAAAAAATTGAAGAATTAATGAGTGACGAAATTCTTTACGATTTTCACCAAAATATAATGCGCAACTTGGCAGAGGAACGGCTAAAATACCAAGACCAAGAATTGGATGCATTTTATACCTTTATCCTTGACAAAGCAAAAAGACAATACGATGAGTGATTTACTTTATACACCTACTAACGGGTCATTTACAGGATACGCAGTCGAATTAACAGAAACGGCGCCAGTAACTGAACCAGTAACATTGGCAGAGGCAAAAGACTACGCAAGGATTGACGGAAGCGCTGAGGACACGCTTATAACAAGCTTAATAAAAATGGCTCGTTTACATTGCGAGTCGTTTATTGGCAAATCTTTAATACCAAAAACGGTAACCGTTACCTCATTTACTTATCCTTATATGTTTCAAATGCCATATGGGCCGGTATTAACAGAGGGAGCAATTACCAAATGCGTTACGCTAGATCAAAACAACGTAGAAACCAACCTAAATTTTGAGGTTAATACTGGTCTTTATCCTAAACTCTTTATTTTGGGAGGCGCTCAAAGCTATAAATTTAAGCTTGTTTATACGGCTGGATTTGCAAGCGTTCCAGATGACATAAAACTTGCAATAAAAATGCTAGTTAACACGCTTTACGAGCGAAGAGAGGACGTAGTTATTGGCAGTATTGTGGACAGTTTTCCGCTTGGAGTCAAAGCGTTGTTAATGCCTTATAAAACTTATAACTGGTTTGGAGCGTGAGGACCAATAACGAACTTAAAGCTGGCGATTTGCGAGAACGCATTTCGTTTTATAATTCTAATTTAACCGCGGACGGATACGGCGGTTTTTACTCTGCGGCTGGCTTGGCTTATACTTGTTGGGCCAAGGTAACTAATTTGTCTGGAAGACGCGTAAGCAGCGAGGATCAAATGGTTATTAAAAATCAATGGGAAATAATTATTAGAGACAACCCGCTGGTTACGATTACAAAGGCAATGCATATTGTTTATGCTGGCAAAACGTTAATAATTGATTCAATTATTGACGCTTTAGAATATGACCGAATGATAAAAATTATAGCTAAAGAACGCGATTAATGTTAACAATTAATTTTAATCAAAAATCAATGAATGATTTGCTTAAACAATTAAAGGGCAAACAAAAAGACGTTTTAGATATGGTTAGAGCTGAGGTTGAAGATGCATTGTTAACAATTGAAAGAGAAGCGGCAAAAAAAGTTCCAGTAGATACGGGTGATTTGAAAAACTCAATTCAATCTAATCCAGTAAAACAAACAAAAAATAAAGTTGAAGGTACAGTTTTAGTTGGCAAAAATTACGCTCCTTACGTTGAGTTTGGTACTGGAACAGAGGTAAAAGTTCCTCAAGAATTAGAAAAATTTGCAAAAGAATTTAAAGCAAATCCAAAAATTAAAGAAGTAAATTTACCTGCAAGACCTTTTTTTTATCCAGAGTTTTTTAACCAAAGAATTGAATTACCAAAGGCGATAGAAAAAACTTTGCAAACGTTACTTAAAAAGAAATGAGAAATATAAAAACATTCGTTCGCAAAGCTTATTGGCAAGCTTTAAACAATACAATTACTTATAAAGGTGCGACAGTTCCTTGTTACGATACTTTTGCGCCAGATAACGCGGTTTTTCCTTATATTTTAATTGGAAACCAGACGCAAGCAGACGATAAGGACAACCAAGAGTTTAATTATATAACAACAATAGTTTTAGACGTTGTGACGGCGTCGATTGCGCCTTATGGTAGGCTAGACGCAGATAGTATTGCAGACGCCATTTTGCAAGCCGTATGCCTTTACCCGGAAAACTATTTGTTACTAGACGTTGGCAAAATTGTAACGGCTAAATTAATCCAACAAACTAGCCTTTCAAGCATAACCGACACAAACGTTGTGCATAGGGAAATTTTAACAATTGAAAATTGGATTGATGGGCAAGGTTAACGGATCAACGCTTTTTGTAATTGTTGGCGAGCAAATAATTGCCAAATCAAAGGCTTATAATTTAAGCGTTGAAATGCAAAAATTGGATTCCGTTTCCAACACTAACGGAATGTTTACCGACCATATTAGTAAAATTGGGTCTTGGTCTTTATCTAGCGACGCGCTTACTATTTACGACGGCTTTTCGTATGGTCAGCTAATTGACATATTTAAAAATAGGCAACGCGTTTGGTTGTCAATTGGCGCCGAAACCGATTACACTTTACTAGGTTTGGCAATGGTGGAGTCGTTAAGCAATTCAGCTGAAATGGAAAACGTTTCAAGCTATTCCATAAGCTTTCGCGGCGTTGGTCAGCTTTATGCGACAGATTTACCAGCCGAGCGTTTTATTATCGACGAACTATTTGAAAGAATTATAGACCAAGACTCTAATTTCTTAGTTTACACTTAATTTTTTTTAGTAGAATTAATTTATTGGTTTGCATTTATTTCAAGACCTTTTATTTTTAAAAAAAAAATAGAATTAAACGCAAAAAAATATGGCTACTACTGGCAAATTTAACGGCACGCTCCTAAACGTTTACCTTGATAACGTAATGATTGGATGCGCGACCTCCTCTGAACTATCTGTAAACGTTGACCTTGCGGACGCAACGTGTAAAGACGATGGCGGCTGGGCCGATCACATCGCTGGTCTACGCGATTGGTCAGTATCAACCGACGGATTGGTTGCTTTTGACGATACAAACAACGTAGGCGACATTTACACGTTACTAAGCGGACGTACTGTCGTTGCGTTGAAATTTACTACTAATGTAACCGGTGATTTGGTATTTTACGGAAACGCAAGCGTTGCATCAATTAGCGTTAGCGCTGAAATGGAAACCGCAGTTACTTATTCTGTAGAATTTACTGGTAAAGGTCCTTTACTAAAGGCAACCGTTGTAGCAGCAAGTACCTAAATTTTATTTAACTTGGCTGAATGAAACAAGCAGCAAGAAAAACAATTGAGGTCAACGGCAAAAATTACGTCGTTAAATTTGGAATGGGTGCATTAATGCACTTTAGTGAGCCATTTGGTGGAGACGTTGAAAAGACAATGCGCCAATTGCAACAAACTGGCATTGCACAAATTAGAGCGGTAGGTAAATTTATTTACTCTGCTTTGTATGTCGATAGCCTTTATAAAGAAGTTGAATTGGATTTAACTTTAGAGGATTTAATGGACTGGTTAGATAGTTCGCCAATAACGATTTTGCAAGAAATTAGCGAGGTAATGGCGGCGGGGTTATCACAAATTAGCAACGTAACGCCTCCAAATGTTAAAAATGTAGATTCAAAAAAAAAATAACTTTTAACGAAATTTTGCATTACGCAATTGGGGAGTTGGGACTTGATCCTAACTCCTTTTATTTTATGTCTTTTGCCGAGTATCAATCTGTTGCTTATGGTTTTCAATTGCGAGAAAGTAAGCACGAAAATTTATTTAGGGCAATTTGGGTTCAATTAAACAACGTAAACGCTGCAAAAAAATCGGATTTAATAAAAAATCCAGAAAAATATTGGCGAATTCCTTTAATTGACGTTAAAAAAATTGACGTTCCAACACAACAAGAAATTGCAAAGGCTTACGAAATTGCAAAGCAATGGCAAAACCTTAATTTTACAGAGGAAGCAAACTTTAACACGGTTACAAAAACCATAAATTAGCAATGGCAGAATTAAAAATAGACATAATTGCGGGCATTGATAAATTGTCGGCAAGCCTAAAAGACGTTGAAACCAAGTTTGGAAATTTAGGGAAAAAATTAACTAACATCGGGTCAACTTTATCGCTATCGATAACTGCGCCATTGACTGCAATGGGTGCCGTTGCCGTTAATGAGTTTGCAACCGTTGAAAAAGGATTAAGAGAAATTAATTCTTTGTTTGGTTTAACAGGTGAAGAGGCTGAAAAAAACTTTGGAATGCTTACCAAAGTTGCTGAGGAAGCCAGCAAAGAATTAGGAATTTTACAAAGTGACGTTGTGCCAGCTATGTACAACGCAATTTCCGCTGGGGTACCTAAAGAAAACATTTTTGAATTTATAAAAGTAGCTGGAAATGCAGCAATTGGTGGCGTAACAGATTTAAATACCTCAGTCGACGGCTTAACGTCTATTATTAACGCATTTGGCTTGTCAATGAGCGAAGCGGAATCCGTTGCAGACTCAATGTTTGCCGCGGTACAAGGAGGTAAAACTACATTTAGCGAATTATCCGATTCAATATTTAACATTGCGCCAGCTGCGGTTGCAACTACTCAAATAAGAGCGGCTTTAACAGGTTTGCAAAGACCATCAAAAGAATTGGATGCAATTTTTCAAAAGTTAGGGTTTGAAACTGCACAATTGGCAATTGAAAAGAAAGGTTTAGGTTTTGCTTTAGATGCAGTCAAAAAAGCTAGTAACGGAAGCAACGGAGAATTGCAAACTTTATTGGGATCAACTGAAGCGGTTGCAGCTGCAAACGTTTTGGCTGGTACTGGAGCGGCTAAATTTAACGACGAATTGGTTAGACAGGCCAATGCGTCTGGCGCCGCAACGCAAGCCGCTGAGGAAATTAACAAGTCTTTTGGCCGTGAATTAGAGCGAACTAAAGTTGCGGCAAGCAATTTAGGAATTTCTATAGGGCAAACACTTGCGCCAGCTTTAGCTAGTTTAAATAATGTTGTTGAAAAAGTAATATCATTTTTTGCTAATTTAAGTCCAACGGCAAAAACAGTTGTTGTTGTTTTTGCTGCGTTTGCGGCCGCAATTGGTCCTATTCTTTTGGGAATTGGTGGTTTCATTTCTTTAATACCTACTTTAACCGCTGGATTAGTTGCAATAAAAGCGGCTCTCGTCGGCGTTACTTTAGAAATGGCCGCGGCAACGGCTGGCGTTTCTCTTTTGGTTTATGGATTGTTTACACTTAGCCAAGAATTAGCGAGAACCTCACAAATTAAAGCTCAAGTACAACAACAATTGCTTGCTGAATCATTAAAAGAAACAAGTAAAGAGGTTGATACACTAGCAAAAAAATATCAAGAAATAAATCCTAATTTATCTGAAAACGAAAATAAGTTAAAAGCAAACGAAGCGGTTTTAAAATCTTACAAAACTGCATTGGATAACGTTGCAAAGACTGACCCAAAATATGAGGAAAAAACACAAGCAATTAAGAAGCAAATAACCGCTTTAGAGGACCAAAGTACAGGTATTAAAGGACAAATTGATTTAACGAAAACGCTTACTCAAGAAGTTGGTGGATTAAGCGACGCGCAAAAGAAAGCCATTAATGAAATAAAATGGAAAGAATGGTTAGAAAAAGCGGCACAAGTTGAAATTGAACAGGAATATAAATTAAATCTTGAATTAAAAATCGGCAATAAAGAGGATTTACAAAATCAAATTTATGAAGCTTTAAAAGCTCCAGAATTTGTAAAACCTTTTGAATTAGATATTAGTGGAATTGAGCCGCCAGAACAAGATGCCGACGACCAAAAGAAAATTGAGCAAGCAAGGTTATTAAATGAGGAACTTGCAAAACAAAAAGCTTTAGGTTTAGAAATTAGCGGCATTTTTGGGCCAATGATTACAGATTTATTTACCCAAATGTTTGAAACCGGTAAGTTTGGTTTTCAATCATTATTGGAAGGATTAAAAAAGATGGC